GTTAGCGGCACCAAGTTTAAACACGCGTCCATATCAAGCTCGTCAAAAATTTTATAGGCTGTGAGCGCGGTTAATTGGTCTTCATAGAAGTGCATAACCGGTTTACTGGTACCGTTGGGTAGTTTCCCCCTGACTAGCTCCATAGGAAAGTCTTTGGTGTACAGGCAGCTGGTGTGTGATAAAAAATCGGCGTCTTCTTTGTCAAAATAGACTAGAGTTATTCCCCTTTCTTTTTGTTCCAGCGTTTCTTTTTGTTCCATTATTTCGTTTATTTCTTGTTCTATGTTACCCATTATTTTTTCCTCGTTATTTAGTTATTTAAGTGAAAAGTCAGTATACACCACCGTAAGATAAAGTAAACGTATATTTAGGAAAAAAGCGTATATATCCTGTGTTTTGTCCAGGGTTCTGGGTCTAAAGGAAACCCCCAATGTATCCCTTCGTCGAGTTGACGGTGGCCCAAGGACCAGGGACTTTTAGTGAGTTTACATAGTTTTTTGGCTGTTTCCATAGGGTTTGCTCCTGTTTCTAAGTAAAAGTAGTCTGTTTCTAAGGGTAAAGTGGCTATTTCTCCACCGCACCTCAAAAATTCGTATAAGTTATGTGAAAGTTATGTAAAAACAGGGGTTTGGTATAGCTGAAGCCCTTTAAAATCAAGGGGTCTTGTTTTCCTATATAGAGAATACTCACATCCCCTGAACCTGAGATTCTGTGTTTTAACAAAAGACTAATATGAAATTTTTTTCAAAAACAGAGGTGCGGAGGTGCGTTAGACGTGAAATCCTTTGTTTATAGGGGTTTTCACATAACCTGACAGAGGTGCGGTACAGGTTATGTAGGTTATGTGAAAAAACTCTTTACTAAAACTTACTGTAGAGGATATAATTCAACCATGTCTAAAGGAAAATCAGGAAACATATCGGGCCGCAATGAGAAACACTTGACGCCAAAACAAACACGTTTTGCGAAAGAGTTTGTTTATAACGACGGCAGCAAGACACAAACGGAGTGTGCTATTTCTGCTGGATATGGTAAATCAAGTGCCCATGTTCGAGCATCAGAGTTATTGAACCCACAAAAATACCCTCTTGTTGTTCGATATATAAGAGGGCTCCAGGGGGAAGTGGACAAAAAGTATGAAGTCACTTTTGGCAGACACGTTAAGAAACTTGCTGATATAAGAGACCAGGCCATAGACAAAGGAAACCTAACCGCAGCTGTTTCAGCGGAAGTCCAAAGAGGCAGAGCAGCAGGTCTTTATGTGGAAAGAAAAGAAATTCGTACCGGTAGCCTGGACTCGTTAAGTGAAATCGAGATTAAACAGAGAATACAAAAGCTATTAGGAGACTATAAACCTTTGTTAGAAGCAGAAGAAGCTCTGTTTACCGAATAGTTTTTTTGTGTATATCGTCGACGTATTCTTTAAACTCAGGCGTCATCCCAACAGCTTCTTTAGGTTTAACAGAGTTGTCATATTCTTCCCAAGTAAGTGTTAGGCCCTTAATGTCTTCTAGTTTGTTAGCAATTCTTGGGTGACTGTCTTTTGGGCAGTCTATACAAAGACGATAGCTTTTTTTAGCTCCTTTTAGACCGATTCTAAGAAAAGGCAGCAGATCGTGTAGCTGGTTTTGATTAATAGCGTCCATTATATTTTTTGCCTGGGCAACCTCTAAATAAGTTCTTACTCTAATCATTTGTTTTTCTCCTTTTTTTGTAGAAAAATTAGTGAGCGTTTCTTGGCTTGTTTTAAACTGGTTATTCCTAGTTTAAGTACAGCGTGTCCCCGCTCATCAACAAGGGTGTATTCTTCGGTGCCACTATTTTGAGTAAGCGTGTGTGTTTCTTCAACCATTATTTTGCTCCTGTTCTTTTTCTTCAATTAATTTATCCAGATACCATCTGCATTTATATAAATCTTCTAGGCCATCCTTGTGCTTATCCTTGTATCTAGCAATATATTTTACAATATTACCCTCAAGAAAGTCCAAAGCATAAGCTATAATGAAGTCGGTAACCTCTATGCTTTTTCGGTAGTAAGGAGGGTTGATTTTGTCGGGTTTTTTGTCTGGCATAGCGTGTTTTTTCCCAAAAGTATCGTAAATCTCAGCCATGTTTTTTCTTATAGAGCTCTTTTAACCAGCCTGGGTAGGTCCGGTAGTATTCAAACATGTTTAGGAAAGGAGTACGACCTTCTCTTTGTCTTTCAGAGGTGTTTTTTTGGTACATGTCCTGTATAAACCAATGAAAAGCGGGATCGGCCTCTAGCTCTTTCTCTGCTTCTTCCCACTCCATTTTTCTCCACACTTTAGTCATTTTTCTTTTGTATCAATGCTCCCAGGTTATAGCTATTAACCAAAAGACCCCTGTTAGCAAACTGCCCAGGACTAAACTCTGTTTTTTCATAGTCCTTGTTTGATAAGCTACGGGCGACTTTTGACCACTTTCCGCTATTTGCTTTGTATCTCTTTATATGGAAGACTCCTTCATTGATTTTTACTATGCAGGCTAGTTGTTTACCTGTCTTTCCCCAGGGAACAGTTAGAAGATCGCCCACTTTTAACTTATGTTTTTCTCCCTGGTGTACGAGGAAAAAATTGTTTTCATGTTGTTCGATCATTTCCTTCCTCAACTTTAAACAGGTCAAGCTGTTCGTTGTGATAAATAGCTTTTGCCCTACTAATAAGTAGGGCACTCACGGTGGGATCTTGACCTGCACTAGGGTCCCACCAATTTATCTCTCCTGTTTCCAGGTCTTTTTTAAAGTGTATTCTACCTCTCCCCCAGCCTAGGTAAACGGAACCTTTGCCGTTTATTCCATGTTGAACTTTTGCACCGTTACTCATTGTCCAACCTCTGTTCTTCTATTATAAATAGGATAGCGTCTCGGTCATCATCAGCATGGAGGCCATGCTCAACTGCCGTCTCATTTATTAGACCGTTGTGTTCTTGTTTTAGAGCCCTTTGTCCTTGCTCAATTTGTTCAATAAGGAGATCACTTAGTTTACTCATTGGGCCACCTCTTCTAGTTCAATTTCTTCTGGTTCCACAAGCGCACTGATTTCAAAAGCACTGGAAACTACTGCTGGCATAATAATCACAATACCATGTTCAGACTGCCAGATATTAGACCCTCCGGTACTTCCGGCAACAAGTGTCATCATTGGGTTTGGATTAGTGTTTCCTCTTACATTTTTGTCGCTCGCATAAGAGTTTTCTTTTTTAAGCACAAAGTCTTTGAGCTTAGCCAAGTATTGTGTATTAAAACACACAGGCTCGTTTAGGTTAAACTCAGAGTTAATCACACGCTGCCAATTTGGGTAGTGTCCGTCATGGGTATTTATTCTATCAGCCACAGACTCTTCGTCTACGGTCCTGACTATGTGCAGCGGATCTTCGTGACTTTCCCTTAAATCAACTCTTTCTGAATCCGTTTTCTTTATTTGCGTGAAAACAGGAAGTAGTTTTTTTGAGTTTGGTTGGTAGATGTCCAGAATAATCTCTTTAAAGGCTTCTTCAGGCAACGCTTCTTTATCCTCATAAACACAAAGATAATGTCCGTTGGTGGCAACAATGTAGACACCACCAGCAGGTCTTTTTTCAACATAGATACTGTTTAAATAGAATCGTATGTCTCCTTTTCCGGCGAAAGCACAGGCACGGCCCAGCATTTCTCCATTTAAATTATTAATATTATAGTTCATATTAAATCCCCTTATATTTTGTTAATGTTGTCCCATAATTATATACTATCTATCGTATATATTCAACCAGTCTGGTATACTTCGCTTACTGTGGCAAAAAAAGAATCTTTGTTTTGGAAAAAAGTTAGGTCGAACCTAAAGACGTTTAAGCTTATTCGTATAGAGTCATGGACTAACCAGGGCATACCTGATGTTTTAGGCGTCTCTCCAGGAGGGGTTTACTTCACAGTTGAGCTCAAAGTAACCGAAAGTAACAAAGTTTCCTTCTCTCCTCATCAAATTGCCTACCACAAGCTCAGGGAAAACGCCCCGGCTTTTATCTTAGTCCAGGGGCTCTTGAAGAAGTACCCTAGAAAATACGGCTTGCATCTCTTTTCGGCTGATCAAATAGAGTCGTTGGTCGTCCAGGGACTAAAAACACCTGCTCTTTTGTCCTTTGACCAGGGTTCTTGGTCCAAGTTTGAAGAGTCTTGGACCAAGGTCATTGAATAATTGCTTGCTTGTCTTTTCTGACAAAAAAGACGCAGCCTGGCCCCGGGTCCCAGGGAAGCTCGCTTGCTTGTCTTTTCTATCTAAAGATGTGTGTCCCCTGGGAGGAAGCGCTGCCTGCTTCTCCGATCGGCGGGGCAGAAAAGACCGCTTGCTTGTCTTTTCTATCTAAAAGAAAGTTTCCCCTGGGAGCTGCGTGGAATGTAGCAACAGGCACAAAAAAACCCCCGACATTTCTGTCGGGGGTTCTTGGTAGAAGTGGCTAGGAGGAAGCTATAGCTTTAACGAGATCCAGAACCTCCTGCTCACTTCAAGCACTTAGCAGATTTCAAACCCTCCGCAGTTCTTGACGAAGCTGTGAAACTCTCGAACATTGTCGACATCAAATGGATAGCCAGTGTTGAAGTTCTTGCGTTCTCCTTCCCCATGACATCCGTTACATTCGCCTTGGACATACTCATCATTTCTTTGTCCAGTGCCTTTGCAATGTGTGCACTCTTCCAAAGGCAATTCGGAAAGAGCTTTTTCATAGTCTTTCTTATATTGCTCAGCGCCACCATTCAAAAGCTCTTTAGCTAAAGCTTTTGCAATATACTCGCATTGTTCTTTGCCAATGACATGACCAGAGTTGTGGTGCCCAGCGTCAAAATCTTCTTTGCTAATGACCTCGGAACAGGTGTCGGCAACATAATCCCAAAGTGGTCGCCACCACCAGACATTATTCCTAAAGTATTGACCAGATAATGATTGACCAGCAAAGTATGCCTTCCAATCTTCCGAATCGTAGTCATTATGTTCTGGTCTAGCCGGTGCAGTTGTTGTTGGATTCAATCCATAAACGTCCATTCCCATATCGCTCTCCTTATTTATTAAGAACCCCTATTATAAGATATTTCGTATATAAATGCAACCGCTCGCTTGTTTTTTCGGGCGGAGAAAGACAAGCGAGGCGGGCCAGTATCGAAGAGGATGGCTAGCGAAACGAAGTGCTCGCTTGTCTTTTCTATCTAAAAGAAGCACGGCCCCAGGGGGAAGCTGCTTGCTTGTTTTTTCGGGCGGAGAAAGACAAGCGACCGACCAGGTGCCAACCACGGTCATGCTCGCTTGTCTTTTCTATCTAAACAAGTTTCCCTGGGCCCTGGGCAGCTCGCTTGTTTTTTCGGGCGGGGAAAGACAAGCAATGCCGGGCCGGAACGAAGAGAACGGCTAGGCAAAGCAACGCGCTTGCTTGTCTTTTCTATCTAAAGAGTGTCCGGTACGGCCTGCCGCTTCGCAAAAAGTCAAGTGGGAAATAAAAAAATCCCCCGCCATTTCTGACGGGGGATCGGAGGCAACTTTTAAAGGTAAGTTACGAAACCATAGATTGCCACGACTGAAACAAACCCACAGACGACAGTATAAAGACTAGCAAACAGAACAAATAGAATCTGATCTGTTGTCTTCCATACTCTGTAGATTATAAATGGCATGAAGAGGGTGCAAAGAATAGCCAAGCCTTCAATGGCGTGAATTACATTATCCATGAGCTTTCCTCCATTCTTCGATGCGTTCCTCTGTTATCTTCATTAGAGCCATGTCTCTGTCTACTTTAAAGCTAAGCATTATGTTAGTAACCATTAGTTGCATCTCGGTGCTGTTGTCATTATAGACCTCATCAAGGATGTACTCCTCTTGAGCAATGTTGTGTTCGTTACTCATTGTTCAACTCCTCTATTATCCATAGAATCTCGTCTCGGTCATCATCAGCATGAAGTCCATGCTCAACTGCCTTCTCATTTATCAGATCATTGCGTTCTTTTTTTAGAGCGTTTTGTCCTTGCTCAATTTGTTCAATAAGTAGATCGCTTAGTTTACTCATAATCATATCCTCCTTTGTTTATTGATTATATATACTATATTACTTGAATTATCCCATAAATCAAGTAAT